CCCCCAGACCGACAACTTCAAGGTCATGTTCGTGACCTCCGCGTACGTCGAAAACAAGGACACCCACCTGAAGCGCAGCGACGTGACGAACGAAGTTGCGGCAGGCGGCGGGTACGTCGCAGGCGGGTTCGCAGTGGACGTGAGCGTCACGAAGGACTTGGTGAACGACCGGGTGGAAGTCACCCTCCCCGGCATCGTGGTCCCCAACTCCACGATCACCGCTCGCAAGGCCGTGTACTACAAGGCTCGCGGCGGGGCGGCGAACCTCGATGAACTCGTCGCAGTGGTGGACTTCAACGGCGACGTTGCCAGCGTCAACAGCGCGTTCACCCTGCAAGCCTCCACCATCCGCCTCCAGAACTAGCCCCCGCAATTGCAATCGATTGCAAGGCCGCCCACGGGCGGCTTTTTTGTTGCCCGTTTGCCAGCCTCTACCGTACACTCGCCGCTGTTTTGGTACAAGGGGTAGACGATGGCAGAGCCGCAAAAACTGCTTCCCTCGCGGTTGTTCACCGGGGAAGCGAAGGAAGTCTTTTCGGGGGATGACTTGATCCTCCTGATCGACCTCGGGATGGATGACCTGTGGAAGCGTAAACGCGTACGGCTTCACGGAGTCGATACGCCGAACGCCGTGAATCAGGGTCCCGAGACCGAGGCAGGGAAGCTCCGCACCTACGTCCGCGAGCTGGTCAAGAACAAGCGCCTGCACATCACCCCCGTCAGCCAGAACGGCAACAGCATGGTGGCGATCATCGAAATCGAACGGGAAGGCGAACGCTTCAACCTGAACGACGACCTGATTGCCCGGGGCTACAAGTTCACGAAATAAGGGCACGACATGACCGCACGCCGCCTCTTCCGCAGCTCGCCGCCGTCCACTCTGGCAGTGCGGGCGACCATCGTCAAGCGCATCGACCGTGCCGACGACTCCACCTCCCGCCAGATCGTTTTCACCGACGAGTTCGTGGGCCTCGCAGTCGGCGGGGTCAACGGGGCGAACGTGGTCATCCCCACGCCGTACAACGTGGGCCGCCTCTTCGAGCTGATCGACCAGAGCAACATGCTCCGGCAGTGCATGGACGCCTACGTGACCAACACGGTAGGCACGGGATGGGAAGTCGCGGAGTTGATCCGGGGCCGCAAGGTCTCCAAGAACGACCGCAACGAGCTGCAATCCTTCATCGACCACGCGAACTCCGAGGAGTCCCTGTCGGCCGCCATGAAGAAAGTCATCTGGGACCGCGAGGGCGTGGGCTTCGGCTTCCTCGAAGTCATCCGCGATGCCGGGGGTTTCATCTCCCTGTTCCGCTGGGCTCCGTCGCTCTACACTCGTCTGTGCGTCAAGCATCCGACCGAAGTGCTCGTGGAGTACGACATTCCCCGGGGCCAGCGCATCTCCGTGGTCAAGGAGTTCCGGCTCTTCCGCCGCTACATCCAGATCGTGAACGGCAAGCAGCGGTGGTTCAAGGAATACGGGGACCCCCGGAAGATGGACTTCCGCACGGGGGCCTTCGAGGGCGAGTCCGGTTACGCCTCTGGCTACGAGGCAACCGAGCTGTACCACTTCAAGAACATGAGCAACGAGAGCTACGGCGTACCGCGCTGGATCAATCAGCTCCCGTCGATCATCGGCTCCCGCGAGGCCGAGGAAGTCAACCTGAACTACTTCCGGAACAACACCGTGCCGCCGATGCTGCTCACGGTTGCCGGGGGCCGCCTCACCGCCCAGTCCTACCAGCAACTGACGCAAGCGCTCAACGAGAACAATATCGGCCAGAACCGTCAGCACGGGATCATGCTGCTCGAAGCCATCGGTGAAGGCGACACCATGGACGGCAAGGGCACGCCGGTCCAGCTCAAGGTGGACAAGCTCACCGACGCCCGCCAGAGCGACGGCCTGTTCGACGCCTATGACAAGGCCAACCAGAACAAGGTCCGGGGTAGCTGGCGTCTGCCTCCGGTCACGGTCGGCCAGTCGCAGGACGTGAACTTCGCCACGGCCAACGTGTCGGCCTTCATCGCGGAGACGCAAGTGTTCGCCCCCGACCGCAGCGCAATCGATGAGGTGCTCAACAAGCAGTTCGTCAACGGTCGCCGGGGCATGGCGCTCCGCTCCGCCAAGCTGGTCAGCCGCACCCCGTCGATCACGAGCCCCGAGCTGCTGGTCAAGACGCTCACGGCCCTGAACATCATCGGCGCAGTCACCCCGCGTCAGGCGCAGAAGGCCGCGAACCAGATGCTGCAAACCGAGCTGGAGCCTTACCCGGAGAAGGGGGCCGATGGCTACGAGGACTGGATGGACAAGCCCATCGCCCTGAGCATGAAGACCGCCCCGGCCCACGATCAGCACGGCAACCCGCAGTCGGACAACACGCACGCGCAGTCGCAAGTGGGTACGCCGAACCCGAACGCGACGGACCCGGGCGGCTTCGACAACCAGCCCCAGAACGGAGCGCAGTAACCATGGCCCAAACCATCATGCGTGCCAAGGCGACCAAGCTCTTTCGCCGTGACGATGCCGGGTATGAGCGCATCGTCATGGCGGAGCTGCTCATCCCGAACGTCCCCAACTGCTTCGGGGATATCTACACGCAGGAGGCCATCAAGGAGTTCGTGGAGCAGTTCGCGGCGCAGGGCCACGGGCTGGATATCAACCACGACGAGGTGGACGTAACCGGGGACAAGCTCCTCCTCGTGGAATCCTTCATTGCCCGCCCCGGCGATCCGGACTTCGTGGAAGGCTCGTGGGTAGTCGGCCTGAAGATTCTCGATGATGACGTGTGGCAGAAGGTCATCGACGGGGAACTGAATGGCTTCAGCTACGGAGCCGAATGCCTGATGACCGAAGTCATCATTGACAACCTCGCGCCGCGCAGCGTAGAAGGGGTCACCGAGGCGTACCTCGTGGACGGGCACACGCATACCTACTTCGTGATGCTTGACGAATTGAACAACATTGTTGCTGGCGGAACTGGCATTACGGATGGGCACTCCCATACAATCAGCCGCAACACGAAAACGGGTGAGACCAACGGCCACACCCACCGTATTCAGGTCCACCCCAAGTAAAGGAATCAGTCATGGCAACCGAAGGCAATCTCGTCAAGGTGATCCAACCGAAGTTCGTCTCGCTGGTCGGGTCCCCGGCCAACCAGACGCCCATCCGCATCGTCCGCTCTGCACCCCCGAAAGGAGTCCCCATGTCCGCTTCCACCGCTCGCCGCATCCGTCGCTCGACCGGCGAGGTCAACCCGGTCCTGCAACTCTCCTTCCCGGACGAGATGACCGACACCGAGATTGCCGCGACCCTGACGGTCTACGGCATGAACGACTACAAGGTGGAGCGGAAGGACGGCAAGGTCTACGCCACCCGTTCGGATTTGCAATCGATTGCAAGGTCCGACAAGACCATGGACGTGAAGCTCACCGACAAGATCACGGCCCTCGTCCAGCGTTCCGACGCTTCCATGGTCGGCGCGACGGTGGGCCAGCCCGGCATCTCGGTCGTCGCCTTCGAGTTCTCCGCCGAGAAGTTCGCAGACGTGGGCGAAGTCGCCAAGTGGATCGAACGGAATTCCGTTGACAAGGCGTCCGCCCCCACCCAGAATCCCGACCTGTCCTGCTTCGAGGTGAAGCGGGGGCAGATGGAGGAAGGGGCCGACACCCGCCGCATCGAGCTGGAAGACGGAGTGGTTGCGACGATTGTTCGCAGCGACGACGGGAGCATTCCGGCCGGTATGGTTGCCGTGGTAAGCGAGGCAGCTTACGGCGGGTACGGCTGGGGTCAATTGGACTTCGCGGCGGCGCTGGCCGACACGCAATTCTGCGAGTGGATGGATGAGGGCATCCGGCGCTTGCGGTACGTGTTGGAGAACATCCTGTTCTACAGCCAGCTCCCGCTCGACGTGCGCAAGACCCTCGTCTCCAACGCCCTCGCCCAGTTCGATGCGTTCGTTGCCGGGATCATGGATTCCATGCCCCGTCAGCTTCTGATTTCCGTGACCCGTTCCGCTCAACCCAAGGAGATTCCCATGAGCACCTCGCAGACCCAAGGCCAAGGCGGCGCGGCTACCCCCGCTGCTTCCACCACCACCACCGGCACCGAAGTGCAGCGCGCCGCTCCGGCCGCCGCTGCTGCCACTCCCGCCGCCAACGGCGACGAGAAGATCACGCTGACCCGCAGCGAACTCGCCACGCTGGTCCGCGCCGAGCTGGCCGCGAAGGAGACCGAGGACAAGGCGACTGCCGAAGCCGCCAAGGCCGCCGAGGTGAAGCGCGCCGAGGAAATCGAAGCCGCCACGGCTCCCCTGAAGGCGGAAATCGAGAAGCTGAAAGGCACCACCGTGGTCCGTTCCGGCGGCGACCCGGCCGTGGCCGCCCAGCAAGCCGGTGCGACCGGGGGCGAGAAGAAAGACGTGTTCCGGGGCGCGTTCGGTGCGCTGCCCTTCGGCGGCCGCAAGCCCGCGCAAGCGGTGCAGTAAGCGGTAGGCCGGAAAAAGCCACCAACCACCATCCCTCAGCTACACAGGAGTCCTGACATGACGACCAGCAACCAGAACCTCGCCCGCGCCGATATCGTGATGGGTGACCTGACCGCCAACGGCGGCGTCCTGCTCCCCGAGCAGGCCAACACGTTCATCGACATGGTGCTCGATGAGCCGACGATCCTCAAGCAGGCCCGCGTGGAGCGCATGGCTTCGCCGTCGAAGAAGATCAACCGCATGGGCTTCGGCTCGCGGATCATGCACATCGCGCCGACGGCCGGTGGGCAGAACGACAACGGCAGCAACGACCGCATGCTGGCGTCCGCGAAGCGCGCCAAGCCGACGACCAGCCAGATCGAAATCTTCGCCAAGGAACGCATCGTCGAGGTGCGGATTCCCTACGAAGTGCTGGAGGACAACATCGAGGGTGCCTCGATGGAAGCGCACATCATGCGCCAGATCGCCCAGCGGGTCGCCATCGACTGCGAGGAAGTCGCGCTGTTCTCCGACACGACCATCGCCGGTGACCCGGACCTGTCGGCGGAAGACGGCTGGCTGAAGCGCCTGTCGGCCCACATCGTGGACAACGCGAACGCCGGGGTCTCCCCCGACCTGTTCGCCAACGCGATGCTGGCCCTGCCGCAGAAGTACCTGCGCAACCTGCCCCAGATGCGCGGCTTCATCTCCGAGGCCAACATCATCAAGTACCGCCAGAAGGTGGCGCTGCGGGCCACGGGCTACGGCGATGCCGCGCTGCAAGGCGCGATCCCGCTGGCCGCCCACGGCCTGAACCTCGAAGGTGCGCCGATGCTGGCCGCCGATGGCACCGGCCGCAAGGGCATCGTGACCTTCCCGAAGAACCTCATCTGGGGTGTGCGCCGGGAAATCACGGTGGAGACCGACAAGAACATCCGCTCGCGCGAGTACATCATCGTGCTGACGCTGCGGACGGGCTTGCAGATCGATGACACCGATGCGGGCGTGAAGCTCATCAACATCTAACCAATGGCCTTCGGCCTGAGGTAAGATGCACAGGTCGGGGGCGGAAGCTCCCGGCCTTTTTCGTTTTCTGGTCCAACCTCATCAATTGCAATCGATTGCAAAGGGAATCGCTCATGAACACCGCTACCCCCGTCCTGCTCAAGCTCACGGCCATCGAGACCTACATCGGTCCCATCACGAAAACCGGCGAGGGCTTCGAGTCCGCCCCGGTGACGAAGGGACAGGTGTGCCTCTTCGAGCGCAAGGATGCCGACCACGCCCTCGCGCAGACCCGCACCAACAACGAAGGTGAAGAGGTCCCGTTCTTCAAGGAACTGGGCGACGACTACGAAGGCGAAATCGATCACGACTTCACCACGGCCCGTCGCGGCGGCGGCACCCCGAAGCGCCACACCGACGAGCTTGCCCCCGCCGAGCCGATGCCGGTCGCAGTGCCCGACACCCCGGTCGTCGCCGCCAAGGCCGTCGCCAACCAGCGCGTCCCCCGCAAGTCGGTGAACCGCTAAGACCTTTCAAGCCAACCGGAGTCAGCCATGCGTCTACTAAGCACTGCGGAAGCAGCCCTCGCTATCGGTGCGAAAGTCAACGGTGCTACCGTAGACGACGACGCGGGGCTGACCTCCATCATTACCAATCTCACCCCCCGCTTCGAGGACGCGTGCAACACGAAGTCTCTCACGCGGCAGGGGTGGACCGATTACTTCCGCCTGTCGTTCACGGCGGTACAGGATGACGGGCACCGCATCGCCCTGCGTCTTGCCAACGGCTTCCTCGACCCCGCAGTTCCCGTGGTGCTCGTAGACCCGGCCGGGACCGAGACCGTGGTGGCGGTAGCCGACCGGGACGACGAGTACGGCATCGTCTACATCGACTCGTGCATCACGGGCTTGTATCAGGTCCGGTACACGGCCGGGTTCCTGCCTACCCCGTTCGCGGTCAGCGATCCGCCCCCGGAAGGCTACGTGCCCCCGGTGGAGGCGAGCAACCCGCTCCTCCAGAACGTCCCGGACTGGATGAAGGCGGCGGTCTCTGCGTACTGCATCCAGTGGTACCGCATCGCGGTCCTCGCGCCGAAGATTCCCAAGAACGAGCGCTCGACC